CCCACCTTACGTTGAGACTTCCAATAGATCTGAGATACACGTAGTAAGTGAGACTTACCAAAGTCAATAGTATCTTCAGAATCTGATAAGATCCATTCTACAATATCTCCTGTACCAAACTTAGTATCATATACAGAAGTAAACTGTCTGTATGCAAGACTTGGCATCTGAGTGTTCCACTCATGACTTCTTGTAGGATCGTAGTATGTACCATCATTTTGGTATCCTTGTACAGCATAGCCGGCAGAACGAACAGGATAGATAGCTTCTAAAGCTTCCATTTGTTCTTGATTCATCATCCAACCAAACTTATCAATAACGTCTGATACAGACATCATATCCATTTTACCTACCCAGTTACCCTGAGAGATATAACGTACGTCTGGACTCTTATGATAGAAAGTAAGCAATGGATTCCAAAGCTCTAATTCATAATCATCTTCCATCATATTAAAATGCCAGAACTCTCTATCTGTAATAAGCATGTCTCTAAAACCACGCTCTTCTAATTCTTGCATTTTAAAACGCTCCTCATCTACAGACATTTGATGTGATGCCCACTCTTCAATCATAGATCTATAATCTTTACGGAAGAATGCTTCTATTTCAGGAAGTTTCTTTAAAGCATCAGGAGAAGTTTGTTCTTGTATTTGTTTTTGAACTTCTTCATCTTCAAGATCTAAACCTTGATTCATAATCTCTGTCATCATCTTTTGCTGAGCATCCTGTAAAAGGACATCTTCAAGCATCTTACGTTTCTCTTCTAGAAGTTCATTATAGGAAATATCATCTACAGCTTTAAACATAATACGAGAGCTTCTTTTAGAAAACTCATTACATAATACGTTTACAACGTTAGGAATAATAGGGTAGAATTTAAGTTCTAAAGCAGATTGATCTTCTTTAGTTAACTGATCAATTAGATCAGCCATCTCATTATCTTCCTCAACAATATAGTCTGTTTTGTCAATAATACCCTTAGCAAGCTTGTAGTTCTTCATAAGTCTACGAGCATTACGTCTAAGTTGCTTCATACCTTGCCACTCTAACCAGTCTAAATTCCAGGCTCTCCACTCATCATCCTTCTCATTCTCGGGTAAAAATTGAATAGGCTGGGTAAGAGTACCCATCTTGTTATACTCCGCCTTTTTCCCGGCCTTCAGATCCATTGCTGAATATATCTGCATGATATTTAGTTATTTAGGTCTGCTGAATCATCAGCAGTTGTATTATTAGTAATAGTAGTGGTAGTAGTACCTGACATAGAAATAAAAGATGGTGGTACAGTATATGTAGTACCACTACCTGTACTCCAAGTTCCAAGTGGAGGATAGTTTCCAACTGTTAAGGTGCCATATCCACTAGTTCCAATAGATACAGGCTGCTCTTCTTTCTCTTCTTCCTTTAAAAGCAATAAAGCTTCCTCAAGCGTGAGAGAGCTTTCTTTAATAAGTCTAGAAAGAATAGTTACTTTTTGGGCATGTAGTTCTGTGTTTTCCATTATCTCATATTTTTAAAAGGATTACGGGGTGGTCTCATACTTGGTCCATTACCCTTAGAAGTACCCATATGCCTAAAGGGACTATAATTTAATTTACTAAATTTCTGGGAGTTATCCAAGTTTTCTTTTGTAACTTCTACACGTTTAGAGAACCCACGGTTAGATTGTTGCACCTTTGCAAAGGCTATTAAAGAACAAAAAGCTACAAGTCTATCCACGTTTAGACCGTCTCTATAAGCTTGCATTTCTTTAAGTAACATAATATCTGGGATACGCTCTACACCATATATGGTTTTAACTATATCACCATTCTCTTTTGTCTCATGATCAAGCTCTTCTTTTAGATATTCAATACCATAAGATAGAATGTTTCCTTTAAAGAGCGTACCTACGTTCTTCCAACCATATTCTTGGAACACATTACGATTTGCTCCTATATCTTTTAAGAAGAGAATCATGTCTTTAGGTACCAAATAACGCTGTTTACGCTTAGAAATCATATACTGAATAAACAAAGCTACGTTATTTTCCACTATAGTCCAGGCGTTATACCACTCTATAAGAATCTCTAAACGCTCGTGTGTTTTATTAAGATCGTCAAAACGTCCACACCAGGATGCTACTATACCATCCCGTTCAATACTACTTTCAACGTTACCGTTTCCAGAGTCTTTAATAACTTCTACAGGATTCTTATAGACGTATATAGAACATAGTGATTCCGATGTAGTGGTCTTACCTTCACCTACTGGATCCACAGAAGCATAGTATGTGCCAAACTGAGGATCTTTGCAAGGTCTTTCATAAATACAGATCACACCTTCCTTATCTTCTGTCTTTTTAGAGATAGGAAACTCCATAATAGGAATCTTTCTGGACGGTTTATCTATAATCTTTCCATCTGCATTACGTGAAAGATCAATATATTCTACTGGATACTCTTTATCTTGAATACGCTGCATTTGTTTGGCAACTAAATGCGGAGGGAACACACTCACCTTACGTGTAGCAAAAGCCTCTTCTAGGGTCCTAGGATGCTGAGAAATGGTAAGTTGATATGCTCCTGGATCAAGATCCTTCTTCATCTTCTCAAACTCCTTATCTAAGGCCTCTAAAGCCTCTTTTACTAGAGAGTTACCATACTGGTCAATATAAGGCGGCATAGACCATTGTTCTGGTATAAATAAGCCTGTAATACCGATTGTACCGTCTTTGTCTACAAGGTTAGATTCTATGCCGTAAAAGCCATTCTCTTCTGGATGATACACATACTCCTTCATAGGTTCACACTGATCAAGATCACCGACTGATCCTGCAGCAATAAACTGTCCTGTAATGATGTGACCAGACTTTAATGCTGGTTTCATAAAACCATAGGTATCATTCATCTTAGGAGCAATACCTGCTTCCTCATGAAAGAAGTATGTTACAGGACCACCGACACCATGTGTAGGATCTTTCTCAAACGAGTAAAGGTTAATTGTAGATTTTAATCCTCTATAAGTATCACGATTGTTTACCCTCACTTTAATCTGTTGGTTCCACGCCCCCACCTTATCTGGCTCAGCTGGACGATACCATGCTGTATGCTCATTTAAGAAGTTACGGTATTCATTAAGAAACTTCCACGATCCTTTCTCGTTGATATAGTCTTTTAAACTAGCTCCTATCTTAAGAATAGCTCCTTCTTCAAATACCCATTGGTTAATAAGCTTAGCCATGTGGAAATAAGAAGATGCAATCTGACGCTTCTTTAGAATAATAGCGTGACGCCAATGTAATTCTGCAAGGTGTTCATATAATGCCATGTGATACTGAGCATCTCTCACCTTAGCAAAGTCAAATCTCTTTTCTTCTTTATCGTAAATAGGTAAGAAGTTTAACCACATGTAATAGTCTCGGCTAATATACCATGTGCCGTTCTCACTTTTTATAATAACTCCTTTACGACATTTAGCTTTTTGGTCATCCCAATAAGTTATAAAGTCTTTACTCTTTACAGGAGCAGCACAATAATAACCTTGCTTCTGAAACTTACGAGCTTCGGCATTAAATATTAAACTACTCTCATCAAAGTTATACTCACCAGGTTCTTTGAATATAGATAAAAGAAAATCTCTGAACTCTTCTCTACTATAAAAAGTAGTGACTGTCCAATTATTATTCTCGTAAGTAGGTACTTCTATGAATATGTTAGGTTCCAATTATTTATCAGAGGTTATTTTATAAATTTTAGTTACATCACCTTTACCTCTATGCAATAAATACAAAAGAGTATTGATGTCTTTACTACGTAATACACCATCTAATTGACAGTCATCCCAATATTTAGTGTACAAATCTCTAGGAATAGCACTCCATAGTTTATTATACGGATTAAAATGAAATACCCAATCATGCATGTACTGCTCAGTATCTGATAACTGATCTACAGCTGCAAACTCTTTTATTTCATAATCTGTGTAAATTTCTTGTGACATTATTCTTCATTTTTATTTAAACTGTGAACCACTTGTCTGAATAAATAATCTTTAGCCTTTTGTTCATTAGGTAACATTTCAAAAGGTACAATACATGGATGCTGTTTTTTTTCTGCATCTTTAACAGGACCATACACCCATCCATCTTCTATTTTTTGTTGCATCCAACTATTATGAGATGCATCAGCACCTGCATCAGTATTTTCCATATGGAATATAACACCTTTTACAGCTGATTCTTTCTGCCACTGTGGGGCATCTTCCCAACTAGTTTGACTGTTATCTCCAATAGCTTCACAATAAGCTTTGTTAATCTCGTGTGCAACTTGTGCAATTTGTTCAATCTTCATACGTTTGGTTTTAATAATTAATATTTTAGGAAAGCAGAAGATGGGTGCGTGGACATCTGCTTTTACAACTGGCATTTCTAACCGATCACGTACTGCCCTTTCTACAGTTAAAAGTACGCTATTCCAGTCAACCTTATGCTGTAGAGGGTGGACTCGAACCACCAAGGTGAGATTCAATTGATAACACAACGCTTGCAAGCTGGTGGTCTACCCCATATTATCAATCTATTTCTGCATCACCGCCCACGAGACAGGTGGGTACGTTTGCCGTGGCTATAACTGAGACAGCCATATTTCGTCACTCTACAATACGGAGGTGAGTACAAGAATCGAACTTGTGTCAACAGTTTTGCAGACTGTCGTATAACCTCTCTACCAACTCACCCTATTGATCGTATGCCAATCTCTGGCCACCTCTTACAGAAGATTGTTGTTCTTCTTGCAAGTCTCTATACACACCTTTAAAACTTTGTCTCACAGAATCAAATCTTTCAGCTATACGTAATAGTGCTGTAGCAGAACCATCACGTCCAGATGTAGGTTTTTCTGTAGCCATAAATGTTGCCATATTATCTAATGCAATCTTTATACCCTGGTATGCTCTATACGTAGGAGTTTCATACATCTTTTGACACACTTTAAGTGCACCTCTTACAGATTCATCTTCTCCTGAAAAGTCACCATCCACCTCAGCTAAAATAAGTTCTTCCTTATCTTGCTCTGGTACATCAAAGAATGGATTAAGATCTGGATTAGGACATGTCATATAAAACAAATATGCATACACCTTTACAGCTTCTTCACCATACTCATCCATAATTCTTTTTAAAGAATTTAAAGTGTAACAATGTTCACTAGGAACTACTTGTCCATTCTGTATATCAAATAATCTAATCATAGTCTTCTAAATGTTATGTTCTTTTTAGCCTTGATATCTTTATGAGTAAACTGCCAAAACTCTCCAGTTTCGTTTATTATAGTTGTATAAACAGTATCAGTCTCATGACCGTAATCTGTTACTAACCATATTACACCATCCCCTTTTGGTGTGCTCACCTCAACTCTATTGGTCGGTTCAAATATTACAGTCTTCATAATTTACTTTAGCATCCTCATCTCTAAGGCAAAGTTTTTTATATAGTTCTTTATCATCACTCCATTCTCCACCAGTCCACCATTCAAACCCATAATAGTCTGATTTATATAAACAACACTTTTCATATCCTCCTAAAATGTATACATATTTACATTCTAAAATCTTTGCTGTTTCACACTCATACATTTGAGCCACTTTACCTAGAGAAAGACTTGGTTCTGCATAGTCCCATACAAACTGCGTTGCTACTAAAGCATCATCATATCTTTCTATAGAAGAAAACCCAACAATCTCACCCATGTAACTATACTCAATAATATACCCAGTAAAAAGTTGTTCCCATGTTATTGTTCTTAAGAACCCATGGTGAGTTAAATACTTTTCGTATAGTTCACGATAGATAGGTTTATCTTCAAACTCTTTATACATAAAATCAACAAGTCTAGCTTTTTTTCTTGTTGTTTCATGTGGTTTATATTCATTTAAGTTTATCCTTACAGATCTAAGATTATACCACAAACCTTCCCATGGTATCCATCCTTTATCTAATGCATCTGAAGGGTTTTCTCCATCTTCAAGTACACCATGCGGTTGAGAATAAATAAAGTCTTGATCACTCACTTTACCAAACCCATTGATATGATCAAACACTACCCTCATTAGTGTTTTGGTTTTAATTGTTCTCTGTTATCTTCTAACCAATGTAATAAACTAATCACCTCAGACTTCATGTATGGAAGATTGTATTGAACAATATCTTTTACTATAGGATTACCACTAGTATCTAATGCTGTAATCGGATTACCAAACTTATCTGTTCCTACTGTTTCAAATAGGATGTGATGAATAACTAAACTGCCGGCTTTTAATCTAGGATTGTGCTTTAGTATAATATACATATACATACTCAATTGTAATGTATAGTGGTTTAAATTACAATCATCTAAATGAGCTACAGGAGCAGACATTCTATCCACCTTTCCTTCCCAGTTAGTATATCCTTCTGATTTAATTTCTTTATTAGTCTTATAGTCTGTGATATGCACTTCACCATTAATCACTTCTACAAGATCTGACTGACCGCATAAGCCTGCAGATTTTAAATATACCATGTGTTCTGGATAAACACCATTAGTAAGTTTTTGTGATGGAGCTTGTTTTATACCATCATTCTCTACAGGTTTAAATACAGGTACAACTTGACCATGACGTTCCATTGTTGTAAGCTCGCATATATCTTTTTCTCTGCAGTTGTGATACCATGTACCAAGATCTGTTGCACGTTTAGCTTCTGCTGCCCATGCATCTTTGATTTCTTCTGGTGTCATACCATACCACTTGCTCTTCTTAGATTTAGAAGATTTAGCAGCAATTGTATCTGCTTCAAATGGTTTCTTAAAGTTTGATATAAAGCTAGTTACAGAAATCCAATCTGTAAGATCTGTTGCATCTACGCTTCTGTATTTGTGATTTTGTGCTGTAAAAACTATCATAGTCCTAATTTTTCGTTTAACTTATCTTCTTCCTCTTGTGTCAACTCTGCTTTCCAATGCCCTTTAGGACATTCAGAACTTAAACTTCTAGTCTTAAATGCAAGACTGCATCCGCATCCTCCTTTCTTTTCATTACAACAAGGAGCAGTGCCGGCCACCATGCATCCATCATCAGACTCTGTATATAAGTCACAGAAGTAGCATATGTCCATTCTATGCATAGCTATTTCTTCTACGTCTTCTCTTTTAAATATAGAGTTGGTTATACCCTCTATAATCTGACCTTTAGTCTTCCAAATTTTTATTATGTTTTCTTTTAGACTCATGGGATTTGTGCATTTTAATAAAGTCAGCTCTTTGTTTTTCTTCGGTCATTATAGCCTTTAAAGCTTTTAGGTCAAACAAAGTTTCTGCTGTTTTAAATCTAGCTGTCATTTGCTGTAGACCCTTTTGTCTATTGTTCTCTTCAAACTTCTCAAGCTGTTCTATCTTATCATCAATCTTCCAATGCTTTGTTACAAAATCACCAAGATTTGTGACATGCACTCTAGAATGCTTTAGTGAAGATAGACTCTTTCTCACCTCTCTCCAATAGAATCCCATAATATTATTTATGGTTTCTTCAGAGAGGTTAGTTTCCTTAGCCACCTGTGGAATTAAATCTTTAGCTTTCCGTGGATGCAACGCTTAAGAATTTAAAGTCTAACAATATATTACCTCTAGAATGTACTTTCAATTCTGGGTTAATAAATATCTTTTTCTTGTTCTTTCCTTCTTTCTTAATCAAGCCTTTCTTCTCAGACTTAGTTAAGCAGTTGCGTACACTCTGTGTACTAGAAAAGATTTGTTTATCATGAGCTTTATTACAAAAAGTTGTAAGCTCTTGATCTCCTTCTATAGCAAGGAATGTAAGGCAGTTTAAATCAGCTTCACTCACTTGTATATCATACAAATAACAATGAGTTAAAATCTGATACTTAACTATCTGCCAGGCACTCATCCTCACTCTTTTGTCTACTTGGTTTACTATTGCCATTACAATTCTATTTTAAAACTCATATAATCTTCACCTGTGCCACTCCAGTTTTTATATAGAAGCACCGGGGCTGCACTCATGTTTTCAAAAATGTGCCACGATGCTCCTATTCTAGCTTCTCCTATTAGATGGGTGTAGTCCATTTCTTGAGCCCAATCTATTACATGCTGTATAAGCTGATAGCCTATGCCCTTTCCTCTATAAGAAGGAATGACGGTAAAACTATCTATATGCAATGCATTGTCACTCTGCCATGTTACAATAGCCTCAGCTATTAAACCATTCTTCCCATCTCTTATCCATATTCCTTGACAGTTTTCATTTTGTGTGAGCATAAAGATTTTATACTTATCATCCCAGCGTAATTGCTTAGGATGCTCACGTTCAAAAGGTAAACATTCTTTGTAATCTTTTAACTTATAAAGAACGGAATACGAAGAAGTCATTTATTTCTTTTTTAACTTTTTAGGGGCAGCTTCCTCTGGCATTTCTGGAGCTTGGTTAGGAATAATGATATCATCACCCACTTCTACACCTGCTTCTACTAACTCAGGATTGTTATCCAAGTCTTCTTGTGTAATCTTATGCGGTGTTCCTTCAGGAGCTCCTTGGTAAGGATTACCCTCAGGTCTTGGATTGGTCATTTGTCCAATAAAGGTTAATGCCTTTAACTCCTCTGCTCTAGCTGTAGCTAAGCCGGTGTTAATCTGTTGAAGCTCAAGTTGCAGCTTCTTTACATCAATTTGTTCTTTTAAAAACTCCATAACTTGTTCCTTAGTTGGAGCTTTAGCTTCTTCGTTTACATTTGTTTGTTCTGACATAATTTGGTTTTTTAAATGGTTATAATTCTATATCGTTTTTATTTACTGCCGAACTAGCATTATCATTATCATGGTAACGCTTGAACATTGGCATAAACTCATCAAACTGGGTGTCAATAATATATGTATCCCCAGGTTCTGTAAATATAGTGGTGCAACCATTCACTAAAGAATCCTCTTCATCAGAGGTGAGTTTGCATGCAATCACTATATCTAAATGGAATGCAAACGGCATCCATCTACCCTTATCCTCCAGCCCCATCAACTCTGCCTTATCTATATCAATAGTATGGCAGTGTATGTTACATGAATGTATCATAATTACTGTCTTTTGCGTGAAACGTGATATTCGTTATAATTAATAAACTTGCTTCTGTTACTAGCTTTAATAAACTGGTTAGCAAGAGTTCTTTCTGCAACACCGTCCCGTACATCAATAACTGGGATGTTGATAGCGATGCCGTACTTATTAGACGTCTGTATATAATAACTTAATGCAGACTGCTCAGAGGTGACTGTTTTAGTATCTGTTGACATATTGTTTGGTTTACATTATAATATACTTAAAAAGTTTAAACTTAACAAATTTAATATTATATAATTCCTAACGCAAGTATAAGTTATCCCCCGGTTGTTAATATAGTAGTAGCTACCCCCTAGGTTTTACCATAGGGACTTACCGTATTAGAGAAGCTGATGGGGTATTAGTTTTTTGACCCCGACTCTGTCTTGGCGTTGCGGGTACCCCGGTACTTGCAACAGCAGTTCTTCTTTTTTTATAAACTCTAAAAAACATTAAAAATGGGAAAGATTAAAGTAACAGTCAGCAAATGCTCTACACAAGCTTCTAAGAATGGTAACTACATTCACACTCTTAAAACAGAGGGTAAGGAAGTGAACGTGCTCGGTCAAACAAAAGTAAGTGGTCAACTCACATACTTCATTGCGTTAAGCAAGCCTACCAAGGTTGGTACCGTAGACGAGATTGAGTTGGACAACTTCCGTGTGGAAGAGCGTCCTTACGAGACAGTCGACACTACCACAGGTGAGGTTGTGAAGCTTATGCTGAAATGGCTACACGTTAAATAACGTGCAAGGCATACGGGGAATAAACCTCGTATGCCTTTTTTACTCCTTTTTAGTTTGTCAGTTTATATCAGTACAGTGTTTATCCAGTATCATCTTATAATATTAAACCCACTAAACAAATGATTGGACTCATCCTGACTGACGGAACAATCACTATTGTATCTTCTATGATAGAAGCTTCAACAGTGGCTGCTGATATACGCCAAGCGTAGCTCACGTCCACGGTTCTACGTTATCCGTGTTAAATAAAACGTTGATTTTCAAACACTTACGTGTGTTTCTGTTAGTAGTAGAAACACTCTCCAGCTTTCTTTCATCCAACTCATAGAGCCTAATAACTGACCTAGTCAGACGGATAAGATAGCTATAACTTGTTTATTCACCATTCAAACATATATTCATATGAAATCTATCATCTTAATTACTACGTATTTAGCATCCTTTGTATTATTCTTCTTCATCATCTCTAGTGTAGGCTTATTATGGTCTAGTCCTATTGATGTATACACTAGTAAGAACTGGTTTATGATCTACTCTATGTTCTTTGGTTGGTGGTTAGCCATCTTCCCAGCTCGTGAGTACTACATAAAGAACAATGATTACTTTGACAAGGTATTTTAAACAGCTCATTTTTGCACCCTTTAACATAGTAGTATATAGTATATTATATCTACTATGTTAAGGAGAGCTCACTGGTGAGCTGTTAAGAAATTAATTTCATCATTTAAATCCTCATAATCATGAGCATATTCAAAAAAACTTACATAGTATCCACGTATAACAATTACGAATGGATTACTACCAGAGATACATACTCATTACTGTTCCTTAAATATCAGTATATGAGAAAGGGTTATCGTGTATGGGATTATCCTATTTGGTTAGCTAAGCTTGTGTATAAGTACACCGGCAAGCCAATTCTCAAAGGCAGGTCTGCAACATTCGAGTTATATGTACCTGGCACTGACCAGATCACATATCATACACCTTATCACGATATGTATTAAACTTCTCAGTCAGGATCTTTTGTAGGTTTTCAGACTTCATATGAAAACCTACACATTTTGAATTTAGTGGTGAACTGGGCCTGTAGTGGGTCTGGTTCATCTTAAAGATATTCTCCTCACGGAGACTGGGCTGCTTATAGTCCTTAGGATAAACCTGGTGACAGGTATAAAAGGTGTGCGTAAACAAGCGTACATCTACAGCAATGTGCTGGCCATGTAAGCAAGCGGGCAACGATTGCAATGGGGAAATCTCTGAGCAATTACAGTGTTAGCATACACTGTTGAGTGGGAAACCACAATAGGAATACCTGTAGGATATATGTGGGAGGTCTTTACCAAGAGAACAACTGCGTTATTCAGACCAACAAAGGTGCGGTAACAGCATCTTGTATGTCCGTAGACTGGTAATCTACACTGGGGCGTTGTAGTACGCATTCCTCAAAAGGGAGTGAGCTACAATCTAATGGCACGTCCTGGATTATGCTATTGTAAAAATTAATCTAAAATTAATTTGAACGAAAGTCTGTTAGGTCTCTAGGTCAAAGTACCTTATCTGTATGAAATATGACAGCACAGCTAGTACCGTAAGGAAAACTGTGAGATGGCAAGAGTATATCTAAGTAGCTGCAGGGATGTAGCTAAGGATCATCCAATCCACTTGGTAGAAATTAATATCTATGTAGTCTAGAGAAAGATCCCTCAGGAGTGAGGC